ATGGCAGGAATAACAGTACTGGCAATGAGTAGCGCCGCGGTGGGAAAGGATGTCGTCCCCGATGAGGCGCGGACCCGAGATATGATGCGCTGTCAGGATTATCTGCAACTGGATCCGCGCGCCTGGACGCCGATGGTGATTTGGCTGATGAACGATCCTTTTTCACTGGAGCCGCCGGAGTGGACCGACTTCCATGAAGCCGAGCTGGTGCTGACGCCGATCCTCACCGAAATCTGCCGTCAGGAGCCGGATGTCTGGCTCACCTCGCTGCGGGAACGGCTCAATTCTTATCAGCAGGTGCGGTCGCTGAACTAAGCGACCGCGGTAAAACGGCAGAAAAAGTGACTAAATGCGCAGTTAGCGGCCTTCTTCTGCGCAAAGGCTCAGCAGCGGCCCGCTTTTTGCGACAGGGCGTCGCAGGTTTTGCTCGCTAGCGTCGGGTTGGCGCCTGCGCAGATGGCATCCGAGACGGTGCTACCGCCGCCCAGCGGGATCAGCCCGTAAAGCTTCGGCTCGGCGGCCTTCGTCACATAGCAGCGATGGCTGGTTTTGCCGATGGTGACCACAAAGTTGGTTTTCACATCCTGCTGCCTCGCATCGGAAATTGTCACCTGCGAAGCATCGACATTAAAAGCAAACGCGGCGGCCTCTTTCATTTTCCGTCGTCATGGGTGGTTTAGCTACGCAACCCATTAATAACAGTGCCAGACAGGTACTGATTGATATATCCCGTATTTTCATCATTTCATCCTTTTTGTAAGTCAGCGGGTTATATATAAGAGCGGGGGGAGGAACGCGTTGATTACGATCAGCTGGCGCAGGCTATGGTTATTTTTCGGAAATTGAACTGTGTTGTTACATTTATCGTGAGTAGTATGAATTCCAGCATTGCAGGAATGAAAGATATTTCAAGACTACGTTGCGTAGTTAGACAGAAGTCAACAGGAGTGCGGCGGTTATGGGCTGCCCGAGATGCTCTGAGCAATATTTTGCTAATGCAGAATGCTATCTGTTTTAGCGTAAGCGCAAATTTTCCCTGCGTTATAACGGACTTTTTATCCTCTTAATGGGATAGCGACAACACGCTAAGCCATGCGCGTTGCTCAGTGGTTTGTGGTGCCATTTTAAAATTCAGAAACAAAAAAGCCACTCTTTCGAGTGACTTAATTATATGATTTTAAAGCTAAAATTTGGTGGCCCCTGTTGGGTTTGAACCAACGACCAAGCGATTATGAGTCCGAACTATATTCTAATAAAAACAAAGATATACAGTTAAATCAAACGCATAGCATTTCGTATATTGTCGAAAAGTATTGCATAGTGCTGCGCTGTGCTGCCATTTTGCTGCCACTTATCAGGTTTAATGGGTTAAGTTGAACCGCTTCTGTCAGGTGGTCAGGGGCGAAGTGAGCATAACGCATCGTGACTTTAATATCTGTATGCCCGAGGATGCGTTGTAAGACTAAAATATTGCCGCCGCCCATCATGAAATGGCTGGCAAAAGTATGCCGTAAAACATGCGAAAGCTGACCGTCAGGAAGCTCAATTCCCGCCCGTTTTATTGCGCTCCTGAATGCTGAGTAACATCCGGTAAAGAGCGGTTTAGAGGTTCGGCTTTTGGGTAGTAATTCATAAAGCTCTTCACTGATTGGAACAGCTCGGTTCTTCTTGCCTTTCGTTTTGATAAAAGTGATTTTTCCGGGGCTTATCTGCTTTCCAGTTAAACTTTCCGCCTCACCCCATCTTGCTCCGGTTGCAAGGCAGATTTTAACAATCATGGTTAAATCCTCCGCCTTGCTTTTTTCACATTCTTCCAGCAAGCGAGCCGCTTCCTCAACTGTAAGCCAGGCCAGCTCAATTTCTGCGATCTTAAACTCTCTGACGTTTTCAAGAGGGTTGGGTGCTGTCCAGTCATCAAGTCTTTTCAGCTCGTTGAACATAGCCCGAAAGTAAGCTAGTTCAAGATTAACCGTGCGAGGGGTGACAGCCTTAACGCGATCAGAGCGGGTTATTTTTCCGCTTAACCGCTGTTCTCTATAAGTTGAGAACAGTTTAGCGTTGAATTCCGTAGCGAGGGGATCACCCATTGCGAGACAGGCAAACTCCATTGCGCCTTTACGCTTTTCACCATCAGCAAGCGTAACGCCATGTGCGTTATACCAAGCTGTAACCAAATCCCGAACGCGGCGTTTATCAGTTTTCTCGCCCAGCCACGGCTTATCTTGAGCCTGATCTTTTATGTGGCGCTCAAATGCTAAAGCCTCCCCTTTGGTCGCGAACTGGCGACGGATGCGCTTTCCATCCCTACCGTTTGGGAAAACCTGAGCCTGCCATTTTCCAGTGGGTAATTTGCTTACAGCCATTATTGATTGCTCGCATTATCTCGATAGTCTTTAATTTTCCCAGCGGCAAGTAAGCAGATAACCACTGTATAGATATGCTGTACCGTTGGTGAGAGATACATTGCAACAAACATAAGAGTGAGTAGGAACGCAGGCCCGATACATAGAGATATGAAGCTGGCAAAAGGTCCTTTTTGCTTCTCTTTGGATGTTAAGTGAGCCATTGTGAGGCCGGAAATAAGTACCAACGCTAACTCAATTAATGTAAGCATAATCACTCCGTGAAAGTTGTTTTTCCTATGATCTTTCCTAAAACTAAAATCCCGGACACTTCGCATTCGAAAGACGCAGGCCCATTCTCAACCCGCAACCGCGAGCCTGGTAATCTGTAAATTCGTCTAACGCTGTAAAATCCATCAATCTCTATGAACCATACTCCATCGTTTACTTCACCCTTATATTCATCCACTAGATACACATCGCCTTCAAACTTCACTAAAGAGGGGCTTGTTGCATTATTAGGGATTAGATGCGAATCGTAATGAACAGCTATTGAGTCTGAAATAATCCCGTTTGTGATTTCTTTATATTGCAAACGCAACCCATTTTCAGAAGCGTTGTTCATTCCGGGGCTGCCTTGACCAGTTGCTAACCACAATAGTGAGGCGCCAGTATCAAGATGACACGCGATAACCCAGTCATGCGGGAAAGTGTCGCGCATCCATCGGTTCGCCATAGTGCTTTGCGATATCCCAAGACGGTCACATAGAGCTTGGCGAGTGCTGAATCCATAGGCTTGAAGGATGCGTGTTATTGCCTCTTTGCCTCCGCTCTGAGATGAGAAATTAAATTTTGACACCCCATTTGGGGTTTCATTTTTGTTTGACATATTTCAAATGTGATCCTATCATCGGTTTTGTGGTGTTCGGAATAGCTTGGAATGGTTCCGAATAGTGAGGTTTTAAACACAATCTGAGGGATAGTGCATCATGAATCGTAATTTTTCAATGCGCCCTAGCATCAATCTTGTGGTGTCTGAACCATTCATTACCCTGGATGAGTTCTGCCGCCGTACCGGTTACAAACTCAGCTACGCCCGCCAAATGATCCGTGAAGGCCGCCTTCCAATTCGTAAAAAGGAAGGGGTAAACAGCCTTATCGAAGTAAACATGTTCGCATTGACGATGGAAGCGGCTCAAGGCTGCGAAATCGCAATGCAAGCCTGATAGTTCCATTTTGGGATATAGAGAGGCCAAAAACATGTTTGATTTCAGGATTTCCAAACATCCTCATTTTGATGAAGCCTGCAGGGCTTTCGCACTGCGTCATAACATGACGAAGCTGGCAGGGCGTGCCGGGATGAATGTTCAGACTCTGCGCAATAAGCTTAACCCGGATCAGCCGCACCAACTTACCGCACCGGAAATCTGGCTGCTTACTGATCTGACCGAGGATTCCGCATTGGTTGATGGTTTCCTGGCGCAGATCCACTGCCTGCCGTGCGTGCCGCTAAACGAAGTCGCTCAGGAGAAAATGCCGGACTACGTACTGAAAGCCACGGCAGAAATCGGCCGCGTAGCTGCTGGCGCTGTTTCCGGCGAAGCGCACACAACGGCAGGGCGCCGCCAGATTGTTGATAGCATCAATTCAGTTACTCGACTGATGGCATTAACCGCAGTGACGTTGCAGGCGCGCCTGCAGGCAAGCCCGGCGATGGCCAGCACCATTGATACAGTCACTGGCCTGGGTGCCTCGTTTGGTTTGATCTGAGGTGGCTATGTTGACTAAACAACCATCACTCGCATCGCTGCTCGTTAAGCAAAGCCCATCACCTCATTTCGGGCATGGCTGGATCATGGGGAAGGATGGCAAGCGCTGGCATCCGTGCCGCTCGCAGGATGCGCTGCTGGCTGAACTGCGTACTACTAAACAGGGGAAACCATGGCTATTGAAGGCGATTCTGCGACTGTTCCACTAAGTCCGGGGCATCGGCTGGATGGCCTAAATCATATTGCAGAGCTAAGGGCGAAAGTGTTCGGCTTGAATATAGAACCTGAACTGGAGCGTTTTATTAGCGATATGCGGGACCAGCGAGATATTAACCATAAACAGAATGAGCGTGCCTTAGCCGCCATATTCTTTATGGCTAAGATTCCGGCGGATCGTCATAACGTCAATATGAATGAGCTGACGACTGACGAAAAGCGGGAGCTGATAAAAGCAATGAACCATTTTCGTGCAGTGGTGAGCTTATTTCCAAAGCGGCTAACCATGCCGAATTAACCAGTAACAGAAATTAATGGCGTAAACCCGTCGGGCATTCTTTTGCCAAAATTCAGGAGAAACAACAATGCGAAATATCGAAACTCGTTCCAACAAAATCGGCCCGGATGATGCAGGTCTTAACCAGATACTGACAGAGGCCCGCATGGAAGAACGCCGCGCACGTGCTGCGGCAATGGCTGCCCGTCTTGATAGCCTGGCGTGTCACATCACATCGCGCCAGCTTAATCACGTTGAGGCGGCGGAGCTGCTGCGCGTTGCTGCGGAAAACATCCAGAACGAAGCGCAGGAGATCCACTGATGGCTGATTCTATGGACCTCGTACAGCAGCGCGTTGAAGAAGAACTCCAGCGGCACATCCACACCGCCCGCAGTAAAGCGCCGGGCGTTTCCCGTGTCTTGTGCATTGACTGCGACGCACCAATACCGCCTGCCCGCCGCCGCGCTATTCCTGGCGTGCAGTGCTGCATCACCTGTCAGGAAATCGCAGAGCTGAAAGGCAAACATTACAATGGGGGGGCTGTATGAGCACCATCCTGAAATGGGCGGGCAATAAAACCGCCGTCATGCATGAGCTGAAAAAGCACCTGCCTGCAGGCCCGCGACTGGTTGAACCTTTCGCGGGTTCCTGCGCTGTGATGATGGCGACAGAGTATCCTCATTATCTTGTCGCTGATATCAATTCTGACCTGATTAATCTTTATAAGCAGATTGCATTTAACTGCGAGAAATTTATAGCTAACGCTAAAGGGTTCTTTGCAAGTACAAATAGCGAAACCTCTTATTACAATATCCGCCAGGATTTTAATCATTCCTCTGAAACTACTGATTTCTGGAAAGCTGTATTTTTCCTTTATCTTAATCGCCACTGTTATCGTGGATTGTGCCGTTATAACAGGAAAGGTGAATTTAACGTTCCATACGGGAATTATAAAAAAACATATTTCCCGGAAGACGAAATCAGAGCATTTGCAGAGAAAGCAAAACGCGCCACCTTCATTTGTGCCAGCTACGAGGAAACTTTAGCGATGGTCAAAACAGGTGATGTGATTTATTGCGACCCACCTTATGACGGTACATTTACCGATTATCACACTGATGGTTTCAATGAGCTTGAACAGCGTCGCCTGGCGACGACTCTTGATGTACTGGCATCAGCAGGTCATCAGGTTGTTGTGTCGAACAGTGAAACCGAGCTGACGAACGCGATTTACCAGAATTTTACCCGCCACCGTATTAACGCAAAACGCAGTATGGGTGTTGCCGGTGGTGATGGTAAGTCTGCAACTGAAATTATCGCTGTTTCTCAACCTCTGATCTGGTCAGGGTTTGATCTGGCAGCGTATCCAGTCGTGAGTGCGTCTTACGAAACTTTCCAAAGAGAGTATTTGTGTGAGCCATCACGACGTTAAAAACTACGGCGGTGCAGATGATGCCGCCGCTGCTTTTGTCTGGAATGCACCGAAAAAAGCGGTTAACCCGTATGTGGACCCGGCGGAAGTTGCGCCGGTGTCTGCGCTTTCAAACCTGATCGCTCTCTACGCCAGCGACAACGAGCAGGAGCAGCTGCGCCGTGAGGCGATGAGCGATGAGGTCTGGGAACGCTATTTCTTCAATGAAGCCCGTGATCCTGTTCAGCGTGAAATGGAGCAGGACCGGCTGATTAGCCATGCCAAAATGGCGCGCGAGCAGCAGCGGTTTAATCCCGATCTGGTGATTCTGGCAGACGTAAGCGCTGAACCATCACATATCAGCAAGCCACTGCTTGAGCGCATTAAATATTTCGAGGGCCTGGGCAAGCCGAAGGCATATTCCCGCTATCTACGTGAAACCATCAGGCCGTGCCTTGAACGCCTGGAGCGCGTGCGTGCCAGCCAGGTTTCTGCGTCATTCCGGTTTATGGCGAGTCACGACGGGCTGGAGGGCCTGCTGGTTCTGCCGGAAATGAACCAGGATCAGGTTAAGCGGTTATCTACTTTGGTGGCGGCGCACATGAGCATGTGTCTGGATGCTGCCTGCGGTGAGCTGTTTACGGATGAAGACGTTACGCCGGAAGAGATCCGCCGGTCATGGGAAAGGGTGGCCGCTGAGGCCATGCGCCTTGATGTTATCCCGCCAGCCTTCGAGCAGCTGCGCCGTAAAAAGCACCGCCGTAATCCGGTACCATACGAACTTATTCCGGGTTCGCTTGCCCGTATGCTCTGTGCTGACTGGTGGTATCGCAAGCTGTGGCAGATGCGGTGTGAATGGCGGGAAGAACAGCTGCGCGCCGTCTGCCTGGTTAACAAAAAGGCGTCCCCGTATGTCAGCTATGAGGCCGTGATCCATAAACGCGAACAGCGCCGCAAATCGCTGGAGTTCTTCCGCTCGCATGAGCTGACCAATGAGCAGGGCGATACGCTGGATATGGAAGACGTGGTAAACGCCAGTAGCAGCAATCCGGCGCACCGTCGTAATGAAATGATGGCCTGTGTTAAGGGGCTGGAGTTAATCGCGGAAATGCGCGGAGACTGCGCGGTGTTCTATACCATCACCTGCCCGTCACGCTTTCACGCAACGCTCAATAACGGCAGGCCAAACCCGAAATGGACCAGTGCAACGGTCCGGCAGAGCAGCGACTATCTGGTGCATACGTTCGCCGCTTTCCGCAAGGCGATGCACAAAGCCGGGCTGCGCTGGTATGGCGTCCGCGTTGCTGAGCCACACCATGACGGCACCGTGCACTGGCACCTGCTTTGCTTCATGCGCAAAAAAGACCGCAAGTCCATCACTGCGCTGCTGCGTAAATTTGCCATCCGTGAGGACCGCGAGGAGCTGGGAAATAATACCGGCCCGCGCTTTAAATCTGAGCTGATCAACCCGCGCAAGGGGACGCCTACCAGCTATATCGCGAAGTACATCAGTAAGAACATCGACGGCCGCGGCCTGGGTAATGAAATCAGCAAAGAAACCGGCAGATCACTGCGGGACAATGCCGAACATGTCAATGCCTGGGCTTCGCTGCATCGCGTCCAGCAATTCCGCTTTTTCGGTATACCGGGCCGCCAGGCTTATCGCGAGCTGCGTTTGCTGGCAGGCCAGGCTGCGCGACAGCAGGTAGATAAAAAAGCAGGTGCGCCGGTACTGGATAACCCGCGTCTGGATGCCGTGCTGGCGGCAGCCGATGCCGGGTGTTTTGCCACCTACATCATGAAACAGGGGGGCGTACTGGTTCCGCGTAAGCATCACCTGGTCCGCACGGCTTATGAACTCAATGACGAGCCATCAGCCTATGGCGATCACGGCATCCGTATTTATGGCATCTGGTCCCCGATTATTGAGGGCCGGATTTGCACGCATGCGATGAAGTGGAAAATGGTTCGTAAGGCCGTTGACGTTCAGGAGGCGCCAGCCGACCAGGGCGCTTGCGCCCCTTGGACTCGTGGCAATAACTGTCCCCCTGTGGAAAAAATGAACGAAAACGGGGCCGTAAGCGGACAGGATTTACCGGATATTGCGGGTATGGATGAGCGGGAGCTGCAGGAGTATCTCCATAGCATGAGCAAAAAGGAGCTGAGGGAGCTAAACGCGCGGCTTCGGATGGTTAAGCCTAAGCGCCGGAGAGGGTACAGGCAGGATGTGGATAATCAGCAGCGTCTGCAGCTGGAGTATGAACTTAAATCGAGAGGCTTTGATGGTTCGGAGGCGGAGATCGATCTGCTTCTGCGCGGCGGCAGTATTCCATCCGGTGCCGGTCTGCGTGTCTTTTACCGGAACCAAAGGCTGCAGGAAGATGATAAGTGGCGCCAGTGGTACTGATGAAGGGGGCGCATTTTTCGCCTTTTTTCTGCTACATCGGACACATCTGATTGAATGATAAAAAGTATTTTACAACTTAAAAAACGTATTATACTGTATGTATATACAGTGTTTGGTTGTCCGTATGTAGGGATGTGGCATTACATATCCTGTAGTGAGGATCGGAGGGAAAATGCAGGACTATCTTTTGGAGTCGTTGAAGCTCCAGCGTATTGATTTTTTTATCAAGCTTGTAGCGGCTAGTGAGTGCAGCGATGAAGAGAAGCGGCTTGCTATCCAGTGGGTCTCAGAGCTGACTGATGAATTAATGGCGAAAATCCGTAGCCATGAGTACAGCCGGTCAATGGATGTTTCCAGTTAGAAGGGATGATCTCCATGAGTGTCAAAATAATGATTGATAAAGAGCAGAAAATTAGCCAGGCGACACTGGAAGCACTCGAAACCGAGCTTTACCGCAACCTGACCCCCTTGTATCCCAAGACAGCGATCCGCATTCGCAAAGGAAGTGCCAACGGTATCGAGTTGACCGGCTTAAAACTTGTTGAGGATAAGCAACGGGTAATGGAAATTATGCAGCAGGTCTGGGAAGACGACAGCTGGCTGCATTAACAAAACGTTGCAGGCGATAAAACTGGTTTTTACCGCCTGCAAGGTTGAACAACGAGCAAGGCGAGGCGTTAGGCTATGGGGTCTAAAGACAGCAATTATCAGGTCGTTTATCGCTATGAGCCATTAATGAAGTATATCCCGGGGGGCTGGGTGCTGTTTCAGCGGCCAAAATCCTGCGGCGGCGGGTTCTGGCTGGGTAAAACCTATGATGGTGTTTTTATGTTTGAACTTGATCGCCCCGTTTCCCTTAGTGAGGGGGTTAAGTACATCATCCTCTCATCTCGAGTGTCTGAAAACTTCATGGATTTTGACGATGAGTTCAGGCTAACCTGAAAAAAAGAGAGTGCATGACTATGCCGCATGAATCTGCATGATCGTTTGAAGATCGTTTTGGCTCTGGCCCGCCAGTTCTGGCGGGCTTTTTCATATCTCATGCAGGTGCATAAAAACTACTACACAAAGCGGGCAGGCGTGGCGGGGATACGAGCGCGCGCAAGCGTATATAATCGTTAGTGAATGGCCTTGTTGCAACTGGTTGTGTAACTGACATATTATCTTGATACAAGTGGATTAATCTGAATGTGTTGTGTAATGCTAAGGATGAGTGATGAATTTTGACGCGACCCCATTGAACATTAAGAATATATTATCCGTTAAACAAAGGTATGTCATTCCTCGAAATCAACGAGAGTTTAGTTGGGAAAAATTGCAACTAGAGGAACTATGGCAAGATATCGTAAGGAATATAAAGTTAAATGAAAATGGACAGAGTCTTGATTGCTCTGAATATTTTATCGGGACAATAGTTCTTTCTGGCGCAGACAGTGACGATGTTTTGGAGGTTGTTGATGGTCAGCAAAGGTTTTCTGTTATAACAATTCTTCTTTCATTAATATCAAGGAAGTTACGTGCGCTCGGGCAAGAATCCTTGGCAGATGATATATTTAAAACTTATATTGTGACGGTTAGCCCGACGTTTAATAGAGGGCAATTAGCATCCTCTGGCGAAACCTTTATTGAGAAGTTGGCGAAAAATAGTGATAGGACTTTTTATAAGTTAAAATATCAAGACCGAGATGAACATCAAACTAATATCTCATGTGAAGAAGACAGAAAGATTAGTTATGCAGGTATATTCCTTACGAGGAAGTTGGGGAGGAAATCATTGTGCTCTTCTATCCTACGAGATGGGGCAGCCTCTTACAATAAAGATGACTATGTATTTTGCTTAAATGCAGTATATCGAATGATTACCAATTATTTAAAGTTGGTGAAAATATCAGTTGGAAAGGAAGATGATGCATATGATATATTTGAGGTGCTAAATGCTAGAGGTATAAATCTAAGCTCAATTGATTTGATTAAAAATAAGGTTTTTCAAACCTGCATTCAAACTTATCCTGTAGATGTTGCTAAAACAAAGTGGGATTATATTGTATCCCAAATAGAGGAGCGAGATAGTAATAGCACAATCGCTGATTATATTAGGAGTTGGTGGCTCTCCAAATATAATTATATCGGTGAGGATCAGCTTTACCGATCTTTCAAAAGAGAGTTGCAGGAGGGCACAACTCAGCTGACTTCATCATCATTCCTTGACGAGCTTTATGATGATGTTGAGAATTATTGTAAAATCATTGGGCCAAATTTAGATGATTGGCCTCAGGCAGACCAACGTGAGATTTTTAATTCACTCAAGGCCTTTGAAATTTTTAATGTCACTATTCCACGGCCATTTGTTCTTTCCTTGTTGAGGAAGAGAAAGGAAAAACCCAGGTCCTTATCTCAGTCTAAATTAATCGACTGTCTTAAAGCATTGGAGTCATTCCATTTTAAGTTTAATGCTGTCTGTCGTTTAAGACCTTCGGGGATTGATGCGAAATACTCTGTGCTGGCAGTGAAGATGAATAAAGCTTCTAATAAAACAGAGATTACAAATGTTATTGATGAAGCGGTTGGCTATTTTACTGGAAAAAAACCGACTGAAAAGGTATTTAAAGAGGCATTTGTAAAGAATATAGTTTACACTAATAAGAAGAGTGGGCAAAGAAAGTTGGTGATATATATATTTGATAGATTGGAAAGGTTGCTCCGTAAAACAAAAGAGTTAAGAATGGATATAGTTTCTTTGGAACATATTGGTTCGCAAAGTAACACAGGGGAAACTGTTGTTGGATGTATGGGGAACTTGCTGCCACTCTGTTTTTCTTTAAATGAAGATTGTAAAAACTATGAGCTGAAAAGAAAAATACCTTCCTATGAGAAGTCGGACTTAAAATTGGTTTTAGAGTTTGTTGATGCATCAAAGAGGCGAGATCATGAATGGACGGATGAATTAATTAAGCAAAGGACTGAAGCACTTGCTCAGCAAGCATTTAATCAGTTTTAAAATGAAGGGGGTGCCCCCCCCTTTTTTTTACTTCATCATAAGTAAAACATATTCATTGAATGAAATGATATCTTCACCTATCCATTCATTTAGTTCTGAAATACGTTTTTGAATAGGAACTAATTCATTCATCACAAACACCTTTGCAGCCTTCTCAACATCCCCAAACCCACCAACATTACTTGGCATAATCCCCATCATCTGCGGTGGCACTCGGTGAGCTGCCATCATGTCATCGCGGCTCACGTTCTTGATGTTCAGAAACTCATCTTTCGCCGCGACCTCCGACAGCGGGATGATCTGGATGCCGTCCTTTTTACCGTTGGGCGAATACATAAACAGGTTGCGGAAGTTGCCCGGTCCCTTGGCGCTTTTCATTGCCTGGCGGATATTGTTCACGTCTTCCTGATTCTGCGCTGCGTCGGTCATGTACATGATGAAGCCGGCATGGCTGCCGTTAATGTAATACTTACGGCGGAATAGAGTCGCAGACTCGTTCAGCAGGGTTGACGGGATGGCAGAGAGATAGCCGGGCAGTCCGTAGATTTCCTGGTTAATGTCCGGCTCCATCAGGTGAAAGATGCTACCTTTGGTGAACTCATAAGGCTGGGTGGTCATGCCGTACTGCACGAACCAGTAAGTATCGAGGTCAATCCCGCGTCGGGTGTATTTCGCCAGTGATGGTTCCAGCGACAGAATACCGCCCAGCCGGTTAGTCCTTTTCTCCAGATAAGCGTTACCAAATACCAGATAGTCCTGCACAAAGCGGCTGAATGCCTGCTGACTTAGCAACGGGTGCGGGATAAACGTGCTGGTCAGGATGTTGCGTTTAACGGCAATCGGTGAGCTGTGATGTACCGCGGCGCGGTACGTGCGTGCCAGCCCGTCAAAACTCACTGGCGGCTCATACCATCTGTCCATTTGCACACACTCCACATAATCCAGCAGTTCGCGGCGGTCCAGAACAGGAATGGGATCGCCAAAGCTGAACGCCTGGGTAGTCGCTGCATCATTGGGTTGTACGTCGGGTGGCATCACATCCTGTGCGGTATTCTCAGTCATTAAAAAATCTCCACAATGTTGCTGGTATTGGCGGCTTCGCCCTGCAGCGGTTCATTAAATAGTGCGTGCATCGTTGCCCAGGCCAGATCGGCGTGGCTGGCTTCTTCGCTGCGGCTAGCTTCATAGGTCGGACGGTTGCCGCTGGCGGTGGTGGCCCGGCGGATTGCCATAAATGACTGCGCAATGTCGGTGTGTCCGGCGTCAAACTCCAGACGGCGGTGGCTGATAATGTCGTATGCCTTGAGCACCAGGGCGTTTTTGACGTTGGGGTTATAGACAAACTCCCGCACGGCAGGGAAAAAGCCTTTTACGTTTTCATAAACACCGTGACCGACGCCGGTGGAGTCAATGCCGATGTAGGTCACGTTATACTGTTTAGTCAGTTTGCGGATGGCCTCTGCCTGGGCGCGGAAGTCCATTCCGCGCCACTGGTGACGCTCAAGGATGCGGAACTTACCGCCGGGTACCGTCGGCGGGGCAATGACTACGCAGCCAGCGCTGTCACCGTTCTGGGTACCTTTCGCCGGGTCATAGCCGATCCAGACTTCGCGCCAGCCGAACGGACGCAGGGCCAGCGCCTGAAAGTCTTCCCAGACTTCCCAGCTGTCCACCATGCAGGCCTGCAGGTCAGCCAGCGGGAAAACGGAGGCGAGATCGTCGATAAACTCACACATCAGCAGGTTCTGGTACTCGTCGGGGCTGTATTCCAGGCGCAGCTGGTCGAGGTCGAACAGGTTGCAGCCACCGCGCACGGCGTCCTCCACCGTCACGATCTGTCTGAACTGACCGTCAGCACAAAGCAGGCCAGCCGCCAGCGCTGAGTGGGTCAGGTCGATATCCACACGGTCCGTTTTTGAGCGACCACGGTTATAGAGCGCACCAGACCAGAAGGGGTAAGCGCTGTGCGTCAGGCTGGACGGGGTGGAGAAATAGGTTTGCCGCCACTTTTTGTGCAGCGCCATACCGGAGGCAACTTTACGTAGCTCCTGAAATTTCGGGATCCAGAAATACTCATCAAGATACAGGTTGCCGTGGTAGCTCTGTGCGGTGCGGGCGTTGGTCCCGAGAAAATACAGCGTGGCGCCGTTTGGCAGCACCATGGGATCGCCTTTTAATTCCACGTCGACTTCTTTGGCAAACTCGATGATGTACTGCTTAAAAACATGCGCCTGGGCTTTACTGGCTGACAGGAAAATCTGGTTTCGCCCTGTCATCAGGGCGTCCATCAGCGCTTCACGCGCGAAATAATACGTAGCGCCGATCTGGCGCGATTTAAGCACGTTGCGGATGCGGTGCTTAATTCCTGCTTCCCACCAGTGGCGCTGATATTCAAACATTCCGTTGCGGAAAATTTCTTCCAGCTTTTCGATCTGTTCGTCAGTAAACAGGTTCTTTTCTGGTGTCTTGCGGGGGCCGCGGTTGCGGTTTTGCACGTTGGGGTTAAGGTCCGCCTCATTACCGCCGTTGTTAAATTTACCGATGCGGGCGTGGCGCTCGGACTGGCGCGCCAGCAGGTCTATTTCTTTAAAGTCTTTCCCTTCCTTGTGCTCCTTCATGATGAGCTGGCAATAGCGGGCGGCAGTGGTGAGCTGCATCTGATCGAGTGGGCCATATTCGCCCCACTTGTCGCGCTTTTTCCAGCTGTGAACGGTTGCAACTTTTTCGCCCAGCATTTCAGCAATGCGGGCTACGCGGTATCCCTGAAAATACAGCAGTAATGCCTGCCTGCGGGGATCGAGGTCTGCGGGGGTCATCGTTTCCATGGCACAAACATACGGCCTTGCCTGGCGCCTTTCCCCGGCTGGCCTTTGTATGGTTTACCGCACAAGGTCCGCGCGTTGTTTCACCCCCTCCATCGCAGCAACCATAAGGCCTCACAGAGTTATTTGATGGAGTCGGTCACATGGCTGTAAAAGCAAAGCGCTTCCGCATCGGTGTGGAAGGGGCAACGACAGACGGGCGCAATATTGAGCGTGCCTGGCTGGAACAGATGGCGGCGAGCTATGACCCGCAGGTGTATACCGCGTTGATTAATCTGGAGCACATCAAGGGTTACACCCCTGATAGCCCATTCCGCCGTTTCGGGACCGTGGATAAGCTGGAGGCAGAGGAGATTGCAGACGGCCCGCTGAAAGGGAAAATGGCCCTGTATGCGTGGATCACCCCGTCAGAGGACCTGGTGGCGTATACCCGTAATCTGCAAAAGCTGTTTACCTCGATGGAGGTCAATACCAGTTTTGCCGATACCGGCAAAGCCTACCTCATTGGCCTGGCGGCGACGGATGATCCCGCAAGCCTCGGTACTGAAATGCTGCAGTTTAGCGCCAGCGCCAGAAGTAACCCCCTGGCAGGCCGCAAGCAAAACCCTGAAAACCTCTTTTCCGCCGCAGAAGAAACGCTGATCGAGTGGGAAGAAGTCCAGGACGAAAAACCCTCCCTGTTTTCCCGCGTTGCCGCGATGTTCACCAAAAAAGAACAGAACGATGAAGCGCGTTTTTCTGACGTGCATCGCGCGGTGGAGCTGATTGCTACTGAACAGCAAAACCTGAGCGAACGCACTGATCACTCCCTATCTGCGCAGGATGCGCGCATTGCTGAGCTGGAAGCCTCCCTGCAGGAACAGCAGACCGCTTTTTCTGAACTGGAGCAGCGGCTGAGCCAGGAAGACAGCCGCAAAGATTATCGCCAGCGCGCGCCGGGCGGAAACGCACCGGCAGGCACACTGACCAATTGCTGATGGAGCATAAGAACCAATGAAAAAGCACACACGTTTTGCCTTTAACGCCTACCTGCAGCAGCTGGCACGCCTGAATAACGTGGAAGTGGAAGAACTTTCCAGCAAATTCACCGTTGAGCCGTCGGTGCAGCAGACGCTGGAAGATCAGATCCAGCAGTCCACGGCATTTCTGACCATGGTTAACGTGATTGGTGTGGCGGAGCAGTCAGGCCAGCTTCTGGGCCTGGGCGTCGGCAGCACCATTGCCGGGACCACTGACACGACCACGAAGGAGCGCGAGCCAACCGATCCCACTGAGATGGTGGATGTTGAGTACAAATGCGAACAGACCAACTTTGATACGGTGCTGACCTACGCAAAACTGGATATGTGGGCGAAATTCCAGGATTTTCAGGTACGCATCCGTAACGCCATCGTGAAACGTCAGGCGCTGGACCGCATCATGATTGGGTTTAATGGCGTGAAGCGTGCCAAAACCTCAGACCGTGCCGCCAATCCGTTGCTGCAGGACGTTAACAAAGGCTGGCTGCAGAAGGTCCGCGAAGATGCCCCGGATTGCGTGATGGGCAGCACCACGGCAGAAGATGGCACTACCACCGCAGACCCGGTGAAGGTAGGCAAGGGCGGTAAATATGCCAACCTGGATGCGCTGGTGATGGATGCTGTCAATGAGCTGATTGACCCTATTTTCCAGGATGACGCCGAACTGGTCGTGATCTGTGGTCGTGAGCTGTTGTCCGACAAGTATTTCCCGCTAGTCAATAAGGACCAGGCAAACACGGAGGCGCTGGCTGCTGATCTGATTATCAGCCAGAAACGCATGGGCGGTCTGCAGGCCGTTCGCGCCCCGTCATTCCCGGCTAATGCCGTACTGATCACCCGCCTGGATAACCTGTCCATCTACTGGCAGGAAGATACCCGCCGCCGTTCGGTCATTGATAACCCGAAACGCGATCGTATTGAAAACTTCGAATCCGTCAATGAAGCGTATGTGGTGGAGGATTACCGCTGCGTGGCACTTGTGGAAAACATCACCATCGGCGACTTCAGCGCCGGTGCCGGAGAGTAACGCATGAGCCTGAGTCCCGCACGGCAGCACCGCCTGCGCGTCCAGGCTGAACAGGCCGCCCGGCAGGGCGGCAATGTTCGCCACGCGACGGGGTATGACCTGATGCTGATGCAGCTGGCGGAGGACCGCCGCCGCCTGAAAGGTATCCAGTCCACTGTGAAGAAAGCCCAAATCAAAGTGGAACTGCTGCCCCGTTATTCCGCCTGGGTGGAGGGGGTGCTGGCTGCTGATGGTGCCCGGCAGGATGACGTGGTGATGTTTGTGATGCTCTGGCGTATCGATGCCGGTGATTATGCCGGTGCGCTGGATGCAGGGCGTCATGCGCTGCGGCACGGATGGGTGATGCCCATTGGAAACCGTAACGTCCAGACGGTGCTGGCAGAGGAAATGGCAGACGCTGCGCAGGCCGCTCTGCTGGCAGGTGAATCTTTCGATGCCGGGTTGCTACTGCAGACACTGGAGCTGACAGACGGCCAGGATATGCCAGACCAGTCACGGGCACGCCTGCATAAAGCCATTGGCGCTGTACTGACCGAAACCAGCCCGGCCTCCGCCCTGAATCACATCAATCATGCGCTGCAGCTTGATCCACGCTGTGGCGTCAAAAAAGAAAAACAACAGCTGGAGCGCAGATTGCGCAATGACAGCCGTTAACGGAACGTGCCCCGCGCACGGGCGGCACGGGGTGGCGAAAGGCTTTTGCCACATCAAAACCCCGTCCACCGCCCCCTATTTCAGGAGAAAGCCCGCATGAAGTTTGTTGCGCCTGAGCAGGCGCCGGAACAGGCGGAAATTATCAAAAATACGCCGTTCTGGCCCGATGTTGATTTATCAGAGTTTCGCAGCGTGATGCGGACGGATGGCACGGTGACGTCACCCCGTCTCGGACAACTCATCCGGTCTGCGATGTCAGAGGTCAATGCGGAGCTGTACGACTTCCGCAAGCGCCAGCAGGCGCTGGGATTCATGACGCTGGCCGATGTACCGGCGGACTTGCTGGACGGTAAAAGCGAACGTATTCACCACTACCACAACGCCGTTTATTGCTGGGCACGTGCGCAGGTGAATGAGCGTTACCAGGACTACGACGCCACGGCCTCCGGTGTGAAAAGGGGGGATGAGCTGGCGGAGGCCAGCGGCGAGCTGTGGCGTGATGCTCGCTGGGCAATTAGCCGGGTGCAGGATGCGCCTCACTGTACGGTGGAGCTGATCTGATGAAAGTGCGTGCGTACCAGGGTGACACGGTGGACGCGCTTTGCTGGCGTCATTATGGACGCACGCAGGGCGTCACGGAGCAGGTACTGCAGGCAAATCCGGGGCTGGCTGAGCACGGCCCGTTCTTACCACACGGGCTGCAGGTGGAGCTGCCGGATATTGCCACCACTTCCACGGTGCAGACCGTCCAGTTATGGGACTGAAATATGACGCTTGAACGGATCAGCGCCTTCATCACGTACTGCATCGCTGTACTGCTGGCATGGATGGGAGATTTATCGCTTAAGGATGTGTCGACAGTGGGCGGTGTGTTGATTGGCGTGCTGATGCTGGCCATCAACTGGTACTACAAACACAAAACCTACCAGCTGCTGCGCGGCGGAAAAATTACACAGGGGGAATATGAATCCTTCAACCGTTAAACGCTGCCTGGTAGGGGCAGTGCTGGCGATTGCCGCCAGCCTGCCGGGCTTTCAGCAACTTCATACCTCAGTGGAAGGGTTGAAGCTGATAGCCGATTACGAGGGCTGCCGCCTGCAGCCGTATCAGTGTGATGCGGGGGTGTGGACCGATGGCATTGGCAATACGTCCGGCGTGGTGCCGGGGAAGACCATCACGGAACGGCAGGCCGCCGGGAGTTTCATCACCAACGTTTTAAGGGTGGAGAAGGCGCTGGATCGCTGTGTCCTGGTGAGCGTACCGCAGAACGTCTATGACGCGCTGGTATCGCTGGCCTTCAACGTGGGAACCGGCAATGCCTGTGGTTCAACCATGGTGAAGTTTATCAATCAGAAGCGCTGGCGCGATGCCTGCTATCAGTTGCCGCGCTGGGTATACGTCAAAGGCGTATTTAATCCGGGGCTGGACAACCGCCGCGCGCGGGAGCTGTCCTGGTGCTTAAAAGGAGCGTAACGAAATGAAAAAGAAACTGATCGGTGGGTTATTTTCGGTGCTGTACACGGCGCTGATGATTTTTAGTTTCTTTGTTCCAAACAATATTGTTCCAGCACTGGTTACAGCCTTGACCTGGATAGCCTGCCTGCTGAGCTGGGGAGCGGTGCTACTTTGCCTGGCTGGATGGTATACGGGCGGCACTCATCGGGGAGAGGCAAAGCTGGCGCTGACGCGCTTTTTCAGTATGCCAGGAAACCAGGTGATCCGATGGGAAAGGTGTTCACTGCTTGTGATTTTTCTCGCCTTTACGGGCCACGTTGTCACCCTGGTTTTTTATCTACTGACGCTGGCCGCGCTTAAGGTACTGCGTACGCAAATTATTGATGCGGAGCCGGTGACGGTATGACGAAGGCGCTGGCGGTAATTCTGGCGCTGGTAGTGCTGGCGCTTGGCTGGCAGTCATGGCGGATGAAGGAGGCCAGCCAGACCATCGAGCGGCAAGGGCGGGATCTGAAAACGACAGGCGAAAAACTGGCAAAAACGAACAGCCAGTTGATCGCCCTGTCCATCCTGTCCGAAACCAATAACCGGGAACAGGCAAGGCTTTACGCGGCGGCAGAAAGTACAAACGCGCTGCTGCGAAGCCGTCAGCGCAGAATTGAGGAGTTAAAACGTGAAAATGAGGATTTACGCCGCTGGGCTGACACTCTTCTGCCTGCTGACATTATCAGGATGCGCGAACGTCCAGCCCTCGCCGGAGGTGCTGCTTACCGTGAATGGTTGTCCCAGGGTGACGCAGTGCCGCCTGGAAAAGTCGGCGGCACGCACTAACGGTGATCTGCTGACCGTGCTGGATGAAGTAGAGGCGGCCTGGGCGGTCTGCGCTGACAAAGTGGACACGATAATTTCCTGTCAGGAGCGAAACAGTGAACAAGCCTCAATCCTTACGCCGCGCCCTGAATAACGCGGTGCCATATGTCCGTGATAACCCGGATAAGCTGCATTTGTTCGTTGATAACGGATCGGTGGTGGCAACCGGGGCAGCGTCACTTTCATGGGAATATCGTTACACCCTGAATGTGGTGATTGTGGATTTCAGCGGCGATCAGGGGTTATTGATGGCGCCGGTGGTGGCCTGGCTCATGGAGAATCAGCAGGATGCCATTCATAACCCGGAACTGCGGGAAAAGTTGCTTTCCTTTGAAGTCGATATTTTGCGCAATGATATCTGTGATATCAGCCTGAACCTGCAACTGACAGAGCGTGTGATAGTCAGCGCTGACGGTGACGTGTCCAGCGTCGAAGCGGTGCCGGAACCGGACGAACCGGACGAAATGTGGGCGGTGAGCCGTGGCTGAGCTGCAGGAAGTTGACGCCTGGTTAGATGCGCTCTTGGCGGGTCTGGAGCCTGCCACGCGTAAGCGCATGATGCGGGAGCTGGCGCAGCAGCTGCGCCGCAGCCAGCAGAAAAATATCAGAATGCAGCGCAACCCCGACGGGACGGCTTACGAGCCGCGTCGCGTGACGGCCAGAGCGAAACAGGGCCGCATCCGTCGGCAGATGTTTGCAAAACTCCGCACCACAAAATACCTGAAAGCCGTCGCCAGCCAGGACTCGGCAAGCGTCGAGTTTGAGAGCCGTGTGCAGCGCATAGCCCGCGTGCATCACTATGGCTTGCGTGATCGGGTCAGCCGTAAAGGGCCGGAAGTCAAATATGCAGAGCGCCGGTTGCTCGGCATCAATGATGAATCAGAGGACATTACGCGAGACGTCTTACTGCGCTGGTTGTCACAGTGATTTTGTGTCAGGGATGACACAACCCGCCACGCTGCCGCACTCCCTCCGCGCGTGGCAATCTTGCCTTCATGAATACGCAATTAACCGAAATCATGCGCCTTATCACCAATCTGATCCGCACCGGCATTGTGACCGAAGTGGACCGGGACGGCTGGCTGTGCCGGGTGAAAACGGGCGACCTCGAAACCAACTGGATTAACTGGCTGACCTACCGTGCAGGTAAATCACGCACCTGGTGGTGCCCGTCTCCAGGGGAGCAGGTGGTGCTGTTCAGCCTGGGCGGCAATCTGGAAACAGCCTTTGCGCTTCCGGCCATCTACTCCAACGCCTGCCCGCCGCCGTCAGACTCTGAAAGTGCGGACGTGACCGCATATGAGGATGGCGGCTGGTTCGAATACGACCCCGCCACCGGGCGCTGGATTATTCGCGGCATGAAAAGCGTGCTGATTGAGTCTTCGCAGGTTGTCTCCTGCAAAACCGGTGAGTTTGTGATCGAGGCTGATACCACCCGTATTAACAGCAACGTGATCCTGAACGGCGATGTGACCCACGGCGGCGGCGCGATGACGTCAAACGGCGTCGTTGCTGACAAGCATAAACACCCTGGCGACAGTGGCGGAACGACGGGAGATCCATTTTGACGCTCTATATCGGGATGAGCCGCGATACCGGCAGAGCCATAACGGAAACTGACCACCTGCGCCAGTCGGTGCGTGACATTTTGCTGACCCCGCAAGGGAGCCGGCTTGCGCGCCGGGAGTATGGTTCCCTGCTTTCAGCGCTCATTGACCAGCCGCAAAACCCGGCGCTGCGCCTGCAGATCATGGCTGCAGTGTATGTGGCGCTGCGGCGCTGGGAGCCGCGGCTGCAGCTGGACACCATCACGGTTAACAGTAGCAGCATGGATGGCGCAATGGTTATTGAGCTGGCAGGCCAGCGTAATGACGGCGTGCCCGTGTCCCTTTCCGTATCGACAGGAGCAGATAATGGCCGTTATTGACCTTTCCCAGCTGCCGCCGCCGCAAATTGTGGATGTGCCGGATTTTGAAACCCTGCTGACTGAGCGCAAGGCTGAATTTGTCGCGTTATTTCCGGCAGAAGAGCAGGAGGCCGTGGCCCGCACCTTAACGCTTGAATCTGAGCCGGTGGTGAAAATGCTGCAGGAAAATGTGTACCGGGAGCTGCTGCTGCGCCAGCGGATTAACGAGGCGGCGAAAGCCGTGATGGTGGCCTATTCCGGCGGGGATGACCTGGACAATTTAGGCGCGAATAACAACGTACAGCGCCGAGTGATTACAGCTGCGGACGACACCACAACGCCGCCAACTGAGGCAGTAATGGAATCTGACGCGGATTATCGCCAGCGAATCCCGGCGGCCTTTGAGGGGATGAGCGTAGCCGGGCCAGTTGGAGCCTATGAATATCACGCGCTTAGCTCGGATGGTCGGGTGGCGGACGCGTCGGCGTTCAGCCCGTCACCGGCGGAAGTCGTGGTGACTATTCTGGCCCGCGACGGCGATGGTACTGCGCCGGAAGACTTACTGCAGGTCGTCGGTGAGGCCCTGAATGATGAGGCTGTGCGGCCGGTGGCGGATCGGGTGAGTGTCCGATCTGCTGAGATTGTCCCCTATGAAATTGATGCGGTTCTTTATGTCTATCCCGGACCGGCAAAGGAACCCATCCTGTCGGCCGCGAAAGCGCAGGGTGCGGCGTACATCAACGAGCAGCGTCGCCTGGGGCGTGACGTGCGGCTGTCCGCGATCTACGCCGCTCTACATGTCCAGGGCGTCCAGCGCGTTGAGCTGATGAAGCCTGCGGCTGACATGGTGATTGATAAAACGCAGGCGTCTTTTTGCACTGACTTTAAAGCGGTAATTGGTGGTTCTGATGAGTAACAGCCTGTTACCGCCGGGGTCGTCTGCACTGGAACGCAGGCTGGCGCAAGCCTGTTCAGGTATCGGTGATTTAAGCGTGCCGCTGCGTGACCTGTGGAACCCATGGAAATGTCCGGTAAAGTTCCTGCCATATCTGGCATGGGCGTTCTCTGTTGACCGCTGGGAAGAAGAATGGCCGGAAATCGAGAAACGCCAGGCTGTTAGTGATGCTTTCTGGATCCATCAACGCAAAGGAACCGTCGCCGCCGTCAGGCGCGTGATTGAAACGCTGGGCTACAGCATGACGATACAGGAATGGTGGGAGGTGGCCGACCCTGCTGGGACATTCCGCCTCGAAATTGACCTCAAGGATATTGGCATCACGGAGCCGATGATATACGAAATTGAGCGGATTATTGGCGATGCGAAGCCAGTCAGCCGACACATATCAAACTTAATTATTTCGACGGCTTCAAAGGGGGAAATTTACATAGGGTGTGCGACGCCGGATGGAGAAATTATAAACGTATTTCCGGAGGGATATGCTCCGCCTGATTGCATTTTTTATGATGGCATCGCGCATTATGATGGGAATTATCACTATACCCTTTGCGGAGGCAGCGCCAGCAGCGTTTTAAAATACGATGGTTCTGCCAGATATGACGGATCTCAACGTTACGACGGCATTTATCATATCAGGTGAATAAAGATGAATATTAAAGAGAGTTCGCAGTGGGAAGACAGCGTTACGTTACTTACCCGCCAGCAAAGAGTGGAGGGTGGGCAGGATGGCGCCGCCAATATTCAGGCTAAGGAGCTTGCTAACAGAACGGCATGGCTGAAAGACCAGCTGGAAGGTATTTCCGATTATCGTGAGTATACCTTTTATGCTACTGCGGAGGATCCGGACGGCACCGTTTCAGGTTTGCAGAAGACGCCAAACGGGAAAATGTTCAGGGTCGCGCTTATTGACGGCAATGGGCAGAAAAATGTTTTTAAATATTATCGTAACGATAATGGGAAAGCTGTCTATATCAATTCGGCACCATCATTTAACGCCGTCGATGCGCTGGATAAGAAGAGTGCCGGTCAGTTTTTGGATTTGCAAAACGTCACGTCAGGGTTGCTTACCGCACTGGCAATAATTGATAACACACTAAATAATGTCGCTATCTCCGCCAGCGCCAATAGCGCCGCTGCTGATTCGTTTAAGGAAATTGCAGAAAACAGGCTTTCAGGCGTATTTACATCAATTGCTGCAATTGTAAATACCATGGAAAGCCTTTCGATATTGCTGGATAAGAATTACGTTACAATTCCGGCAATGAACGAAGACAGGCTGAACCTGCTGATGTTATCAAGCCGATTGCTGAAAATTCTGGACGGACTGGACGGCTTTGATCCGGGCGCTGTGCTGACCCGCGCAGATATTGATGAGGTCGGCGGTGGAGAGCATGAAACAGTTGACGGAGTATTCACGTTTCCTGAGCCGACGTCACTGGTGACGATAGACCTCACTGCTGACAAAATACCGGGATCAAAGGATGAGGGGGACGTCAGCGCTACCGTGGTCATCACTCTCGACGGCGCTGTATTCTCTGCGCGCTGCAAAATTTCTGTTCAGGGGGCCAGCTCGGCAGCGTATCCAAAGAAAAACCTGAGCCTTGAGTTTTTTGATAAGGACTTTAATAGCAATATCGGGTTGAAGATAGGTAATCTGCGGCCTCACGATACATGGGTCTACAAAGCAAACTGGGTCGATTCAACGCAATGCCGTAATCTGATGAGCTATCGGCTGTGGCAGGCGTTCCAGGCGTCCCGCTCCGGCTATCCTAAATATGATATAGACGCAACTTACGTGGGGAAGAAAGGGAAGGACGGGTTTCCTACGGGCGCAACAGCTGTCCCTGCCGGATATCCGTGCGTCATGCACATCAACGGTGAATTTTATGGTATCGGTACGTTTTTAATCGGTAAAAAACGCGATAACTATAACCTGAAAAAAGATTCTCCTTTACAAATTCAGCTCGATATTAGTCAGTGGATTTTGCTGAATTCAATGTCGACAAATTACAAGAATGCCAACCTGCTTGAGTTCAAAGCGCCGAAAACGGTTACGGATGAGACTGTAGCGGCGCTGTCATCCTGGGACGCGTTCGCCGGGGCGGGCATAACCGATTTTGCCGCACAGGCTGATGAAAAACTGGATAAACAGAATCTGATAGACTTCTATTTATTTGTGACATTCATTTCAGCAGCAGATCTGATTCATAACAGCAGTGCTAATCTGATAAAAAATGTGCAGCTGGTTACATGGAATGGCGCTAAATGGTTTTTTATGCCGTATGACCTGGACACTGTTTTCGGGAATAACTGGGCCGGGGGTTACTCTTATAAGCCAGCTGAAAACCTCCCCTGGTGTGTTGGTTCATTTTGGGACAATGTGAGAGCGGTCTACGGGAATGATATAGCGGCGCGGTACAAAGAGCTGCGAGATAAGAAAATCATTTCGGCAGACTGGGTTTATGATATGTCAACACATATTCAGACGCGTTATCCCGCAGACGCATACGAAAATGAATTGGCTAAATGGTCGGTAACAACCCCGGCACTCCCTTACTTTTCAAATAATGGAAGGGACCAGCTGGTCACGTGGGCCAAAGCTCGAATTGCAGCGATGGACACTTATTTTAACTATGCAGAATAGGGCAGACTTATGACCACAATCATCATTAAAGACCCGCTACGCCAGGCAATTGAAGCGGCTTCTGGCGGACGGCAAACCGTATTATATACCCCTAAAGGTCAGGCTTCTTTCGTGACTATTTTCAATAAAGTTGACCTTAAAACCCTGAACCCGGACCTGTCAGGAACACACCCGGCATTTATTATTAACGGGAATGAGGTATCCCAGCTTTTTATCGGGACATATCAGGGAACCATTATTGATGGAGAGCTGGTGTCTCAGCCCTGGTCGATACCGACAGCCGGGTTAACGTATGCGGCAATGCGTAAAGCGGTTAATGCGGCGGGGAAAAACTGGCACCTCATGACGCTACCAGAATGGGGGCTTCTGGCTGCATACGATAATCTGGGCGTTCAGACGTTGGGTAATAACAATCAGGGAGGATCAATCAGTGATTCATCTCTGAAAGGGGCGGTTATACCCGGTCAGTCGAATCTGATTTATAGCGGGTCTGGACCAGTACAGTTCAGGCTAAATCGTGAATACAATAACGTGTCCGATTTGGTCGGCAACCGATTTCAGATTTGTGACGGTGTGCGATTTGTAGACGGCGAAATTCAGGTTGTTGCTAACAACGACGCTGCGCAAACTGGTTATGACCTTTCCCTGACCTCCCCGAACTGGAAGGCGATAAACGGACAGACCGGGGCGCTGGTAGCACCCTCCGGCACAGGGACAATTAATACAGACTATGTGGCCACTACAGCGGCCTCAGTAAAAATATCGGCCGTCGGGGAAACACTCGATTACGGTATTTATAACCTGCAGGCAAACATCCCGACGCTGACAGGCGCTAACAAAGTGCAGCAGTCTGCAATCAACATCATGCGAGCATTAGGGATATGCACAATCAGCGAAACATGCTCACCGCGAGGCGGATTCTCTGTCAAGAAGACGGCCGGCGCCGACATGAGGTGGTTCCGGTCAGGTAGCCCTGGTCACGGGGGCTACGCGTCTTTAAATGCTGTGTTTTCCAGCCAGTATATTTCTGACCTGGCGTCATACATGGCGGAGGGCGGCACCGTTCGCCCGTGCTACTATTCAGCATAATGGGGTAAAAATATGAGCTTACGAATTAACGCCGCTAATTTAATTCTTGAAGTCAGAAGCGATTTTGACGATCTCTACTTCATTGAGATATTCGATGATAAAACATTTTCTGTACAGTCCGTAGATGGCAACGTTTTATCTAAAGAGGACATGGAAGCAGCGGTGGCGGGATTTAGCCAGGCGGTTCTTCTGTCTGAATCAACGGACGACCTGATGTCCAGGCTTCATGCATTAACCAACCACATTGTCTGGTATCAGGTTTCAGGAAGCCTGCAGGTTGAGTAAATTTGGCTGTTGCACGTCGTAATATTAAATATTGTGGAATAAATACCATGACCACTTATATTAAGAATGGCCTGCATAAGTTCGATGGAAATAATAAATTATATTTTCATGCAGATAAGGAGGGGCTATGTCAGAGCAGGCATATTTAACACTCCTGACGGAATATGGTTCACAAAGAATAGCCCAGGCTGCATTATCAGGTGCGTCCGTGGATTTCGCCGAAATGGCGGTAGGTGACGGGGGCGGGAAAGTGCCAGCGCCGTCAGCCGGACAGACGCGGCTTGTAAATGAGGTTTACCGCGCGCCATTAAATCGCGTTGTTATCGCCGATGACGCGGCAAACATCATCCGCACCGAAATGATAATGCTGCCACAGGTGGGTGGATTCTGGATCCGGGAGGCGGCGCTTTATGACGGAGCGGGAAAGTGCCTGGCTGTTGCCAGCCTGCCGCCGTCTTATAAGCCGAAGCTTTCCGAAGGTTCAGGAAGGCTGCATGCAATCAACCTTTGGATAGCGGTGAGCAACACCGCGCAGGTGGAGCTTAAGGCCGATCCGTCCGTTATCTTGGCAACTGAAGGTGAAGTCAGAAAGGCGAAAGACGAGGCAAAGGACTATACCGACTCAGAAATTAGCATTCTGGACAAAGACCTGAGGGAAGTCATCGCGGTGGCGATAGCGGACGCAAAAGCGGAAGCCTGGGAGGAAGATAACCCGCCAGGAACCGTCAGATTTTTTAACCAGAACCTCAACCCCAATGAGCGCTGGCCGTGGTCGAAATGGGTATACACCGGTGAAAATAAAACGATCCGGGTGGCAAAAGCAGACGGCTCAAACGTAGGGAATACAGGCGGCAGCGATACTGTCACACTCCAGCAGGCTAACCTGCCCGCCGTTCAGATTGATGTGAGTGGCGAAACCAGCGAACAGGCAGAGCAGAAACTGACGACCACGCGCGGCGGTGTTCACAATCATGGTGGGGTGGCCGGTAAAGATGACCCCTGGGAAATCGGCGGCGATGTGCGTCAGCTCTTTAACCCTAAAGAGCTGGGCGTGACAGATGATGCCGGAGAGCACGACCATGAAGTCACAGTACCGCCGCATAAACATACGACAAGCGGAAAAACCGCCAACCTCGGCACCGGTCAATCATTCAGCGTGGTGGAAGCGCACACCTTGCTGATGTGCTGGAGCCGCGTTGCCTGATAAACCCCGGTATCAGTCTGCCCCGATAAGGGGCTTTTTTCTGTCTGCGGTTGTATCAACCACGGTACAACGGCCATCAACGGCTTGCGGTGAATGATTTCCCTACCATGGGTGAACCCCTAAACAGGAGATTCATTCATGGCGCAAGACTATCACCACGGCGTGCGTGTTGTTGAAGTTAACGACGGCACCCGCTCTATCACGACGGTGAGTACGGCGATTGTAGGCATGGTATGCACCGGCGATGATGCCGATGCCTCCATGTTCCCGCTCAATAAGCCGGTTCTGCTTACCGATGTACTGACCGCCAGCGGCAAAGCGGGCGAGTCCGGCACGCTGGCCCGCTCACTGGACGCCATCGCCGACCAGGCAAAACCCGTCACCGTTGTGGTGCGTGTTGCCCAGGGCGAAACGGAAGCGGAAACCACCTCCAATATTATCGGCGGCGTAACCGCTGACGGTAAGAAAACGGGCATCAAAGCGCTGCTTTCGGCGCAGTCGCAGCTGGGTGTGAAGCCTCGCATTCTTGGTGTGCCTGGTCATGACACGCAGGCTGTTTCCACTGAACTGTTAAGTGTGGCGCAGAGCCTGCGCGGCTTTGCGTACCTGTCTGCCTACGGTTGTAAAACCGTGGAAGAAGCGATTGCCTACCGCGAAAATTTCAGTCAGCGAGAAGGGATGCTGATCTGGCCTGATTTCATCAACTTTGACACGGTGCTGCAGGCAGATGCGACTGCTTATGCCACTGCCCGCGCGCTGGGTCTGCGTGCCAAAATCGACGAGCAGACCGGCTGGCACAAAACCCTTTCTAACGTGGGCGTCAACGGCGTAACCGGCTTGTCTGCGGATGTGTTCTGGGATCTGCAGGACCCGGCAACCGATGCCGGACTGCTGAACCAGAACGACGTCACCACCTTGATCCGCAAGGATGGTTTCCGCTTCTGGGGTTCCCGCTGCCTCAGCGATGACCCGTTATTCCAGTTTGAAAACTACACCCGTACCGCGCAGGTACTGGCAGACACCATGGCGGAGGCGCATATGTGGGCGGTGGACATGCCGCTTAACCCTTCTCTGGCTCGCGACATTATCGAAGGTATCCGCGCCAAAATGCGCAGCCTGGTAAATCAGGGCTACCTCATCGGCGGTGATTGCTGGATTGATGACAGTGTGAATGACAAAGACACGCTGAAAGCCGGGAAACTCTGGATCGACTACGACTATACGCCAGTGCCGCCACTGGAAAACCTGATGCTGCGCCAGCGCATCACTGACCGTTACCTGGTGGATTTCACCACCCGCGTAAGCGCATAAGGGGGACCCATGGCCTTACCACGTAAGTTAAAACACCTGAATATTTTTAACGCCGGTAACAACTGGATGGGCGTTGCTGAATCCGTCACCCTGCCGAAATTCACCCGCAAGCTGGAAAACTACCGCGGCGGCGGTATGCCCGGTTCAGTTGGTATCGATCTGGGGCTGGATGATGGCGCGCTGGATACGGAAATGACCATCGGCGGTACGGAGGCGCTTCTGTTTAAACAGATGGGCAAAGCCACGGTGGACGGCGTGCAGCTGCGCTTTACCGGGTCTATTCAGCGCGACGACACCGGCGAAGTGCAGGCCGTTGAGCTGGTCGTACGTGGGCGCCACAAAGAGGTGGATTCCGGAGAGTGGAAAACCGGCGAGAGCAATTCCACCAAAGTCAGCAGCGTTAACTGTTACGCGAAGCTGACCATTAACGGTGAAGTGCTCTATGAGGTCGATGCGATCAACATGATTGAAGTTGTTGATGGTGTTGACCTGATGGAAGAACACCGTAACGCCATCGGTCTGTAATTTTTTCCTGGCGCGCGAGGTCGCGCCAGCCAACCCATAACAGGAAAAGAGCATGAGTGAGAAAACAGAAGCAACGGTGAAACTGGATAGCCCGATTAAGCGCGGTGATACCACGATTACGGAAATTGTGCTGCGTAAGCCGCAATCTGGCGCGCTGCGCGGTACGCGACTGCAGGCGGTGATGGAGATGGACGTGGCCTCTATGATGACCGTGATCCCACGCATCTCCACACCAACCCTGACCCCGCAGGAAATGGCGGACCTCGACCCGGCAGACCTGGCCGCGATGTCTGTCGAGGTGGTCCTTTTTTTGTTGCCGAAGTCGGCACTTGCCGATTTGCCGACAGCCTGACGGTAGATGACCTGGTGGCGGATATCGCCACGATCTTTCACTGGCCGCCGTCCGTCACTGACGTTATGCCGCTGACGGAAGTGCTGGAGTGGCGGCACAGAGCGATAATGCGTAGCGGGGCCAGCGATGAGTGATAAAAACCTGCGCCTGCAGGTGGTTCTGAATGCGGTTGATAAACTCACCCGCCCTTTAAAAAATGCGCTGGCTGGCTCGAAGGAGCTGGCCTCCGGCATCCGGCAGACCCGTGATCAGCTTAAACGGCTTAACGACGCGGGGAGCCAGTTAAAATCTTTTGATCAACTCTCACAGAGTCTGAACCGGACCAGCAACGAGCTGGACCAGGCGCGGCTGCGTGCGCAGATGATGACGCGCGAACTGGCAGCGCTCGAATCCCCCACGAAAAAACAGACGCAGGCGCTTGAGGCGCAATGGCGCGCCGTATCACGCCTGGAACAAAAGCAGCAGCAGGAAACGCGGCAGATGGCAGCAACCAGGGCGGAGCTGTACCGCCTTGGCATCTCTGCGGGCGGCGGTGCCCGTGAAACAGCCCGCATTACCCGCGAAACGGATCGCTATAACCAGCAGCTGGCAGAGCAGGAGCGGCGCTTGCGGGACGTGGGCGAGCGCCAGCGCAAGCTGAATGCGATCAGGGCCAAAGCTGACAAGATGCGCGACGTGCGTAACAACCTGGCGGGGAACGGTGCCGGGATGATGGCTGCCGGGGTGACAACGGGCGCGACGCTAACGGCGCCCATTCGCGCTTACTCGGAATCAGAGAACGCGGCTAACCAGCTGGCAGGCTCCATGATGGGGCCGGGCGGAAAGGTAGCGCCGGAGTTTGCGAAGCTAAACAAGCTGGCAATCGCCCTGGGTGACCGGCTGCCCGGCACCACGGCAGACTTTCAGAACATGATGACCATGTTACGCCGTCAGGGCATGTCTGCGCAGGTCATCCTGGGCGGGCTGGGTGAGTCGGCGGCGTACCTCGGCGTACAACTGCAGATGGCACCAACGGATGCCGCAGAGTTTGCCGCAAAACTGCAGGATGCCACGCAGACCACCGAAAAGGACATGATGAGCCTGATGGATGTGATCCAGCGGGGTTATTACGCGGGCGTTGACCCCGGCAATATGCTGCAGGGTTTTTCGAACATTGGTAGTGCAATGGATATTATCCGTCAGAAGGGATTGGGGGCAACGAAGGTATTTGCACCATTGCTGGTGATGGCGGATCAGATGGGGATGGCTGGCGAGTCAGCAGGGAATGCCTACCGTAAAATATTCCAGGCTGTCATGGATACCAAAAAAGTTAATAAAGCCAATGCCTCAATTAAAGGATCAGGGGTCAAATTAGACTTTACTGATGGAAAAGGGGAATTTGGTGGACTGGATAACCTATTTTCCCAGCTTGATAAGTTAAACAAATTAAATACAGAGCAAAGGCTTGCGACGCTTAAAGCGGTATTTGGTGACGATGCCGAAACGCTAAAGGTATTGAATAACATGATTACCAAAGGGATGTCTGGTTATCGTGAAACAGTAGCGAAGCTGGAGAATCAGGCAACCCTGCGCGAGCGCGTCGAAGCGTCTCTTAATACCCTGGGCAACAAATGGGAAGCCGCTGGCGGCTCCTTTACCAACGCCATGGCAAGCATCGGCGAAACCGTCGCACCGGTACTTAAAGATATTGCTGACTGGCTGGGTAATCTGGCGTCAGCACTGGATGGTTTTGTTAAGCGGCATCCGCAACTAACGGCAGCGCTGTTTAAGATTGTGGCGGTGTTTGCGGTTGTCGCTACTGCTGCAGGCGTGTTGTCGCTGGCTCTGGCGTCCATTCTGGGACCGATGGCGGTGCTGCGGGTGAGTGCTGGGGTTCTGGGAATTAAGTTTGCCTCCGCTTTTGGTCTGATAAAGCAGGTGATTGGTGGTGCGGGCCAGGCGGTCCTCTGGTTAGGTCGGTTGATGATGGCTAATCCCATTCTGGCGATAGTTGGCCTGATTGCGATGGGAGCCATCTATATCTGGCAGAACTGGGAAACGCTGGGGCCGAAGTTTAAAGCACTGTGGGATGCCATCACGTCAGGGGTGTCAGTAGCCTGGGCTGTGATCAAGCAGACCATAAGCAGCAAATGGGATGAAATTCTGAGTGATGTTGCCGCGCTGCCCGCAAAATTTAAAGCGGTGGGCGGGGCGATCATTGACGGCATCCTGAGCGGTATCAATGAGAAATGGGAAACGCTTAAGAGCAAGCTGGCATCGGTCAAAAGCTACCTGCCGGACTGGATGACCGGCGGCGATAATTCGCAGGGCGCCTCACCGCAGAAAAAGACCCCAGGATTTTTCGCGGGGATGTATGACAGCGGTGGTTATATTCCACGTGGGCAGGTGGGTATTGCTGGCGAGAATGGCCCGGAGCTGATTAACGGTCCGGCCTATGTGACCAGCCGCAGGAGGACGGCCGCGCTGGCGTCCGTTGTCGCCGGAATGATGGGGGGAGCAATGCCAGCAGAGGCCGCCCCGCTTCATCCGATGAGCCTGCCGGCGGCCTCATATCGCCCTGCAGCTGAGAAACCAGCAGGTACGCGGCCGGTGTTCCACTTTGAAACCCAGGCTCAAATTATCATCCAGGCGCTGCCGGGGCAGAGTGCGCAGGATATTGCGCAGGAGGTAGCGCGACAGATTGATGAGCGCGAGCGTCGTATGAGGGCTAAGGCCCGCAGCAATTTCAGTGATCAAGGGGGGTACGATTCATGATGATGGTCCTGGGCTTGTTTGTGTTTCAGCTGCGCACGGTTCCCTATCAGCAACTGCAGTATCAGCGGAACTGGCGCCATGTGACCAACAACCGCGTTAATCGCCGTCCGACAACGCAATTTTTGGGGCCAGATAACGATCAGCTGACGCTCTCCGGCGTCCTCATGCCGGAAGTGACCGGCGGCCGGTTGTCGTTGCTGGCGCTGGAGCTGATGGCAGAGCAGGGGAAGGCGTGGCCGCTGATCGAGGGTGGTGGGACTATCTACGGCATGTATGTGATTGAGAGCCTTAACCAGACGAAAACGGAATTTTTCGCCAGTGGAGAAGCCAGGAAAATAGAGTTTTCGTTGGGGCTTAAACGGGTGGATGAGTCCCTGTCTGAAATGTTCGGCAGTCTGAGTGATCAGCTTAGCAGTCTGCAGGATTCTGCCGCCGCCGCAGTAGGGAACATCAGATCCACGGTAGGAGGGTTGCTGCAGTGAGCGAGATGGCTGATTTACTCAACCTCGGAAGCAAGACCCCGGCCTTTCGGATCGTGATTGAAGGCAAAGATGCCACGCAGACGCTGGATAAACGTCTGCTGGGTATGACACTGACCGACAACCGCGGATTTGAAGCTGACCAGCTTGATCTGGAGCTGGACGACGCCGACGGCCTGGTAATTATGCCGCGTCGTGGCGCAGTGATTTCTCTGGCGCTGGGATGGAAAGGCGAGCCGCTGTACTCAAAAGGTAAGTTTACCGTTGATGAAATAGAGCATAGCGGCAGCCCGGACAGGCTGACAATCCGTGCCCGTAGTGCTGATTTCAGGGAAACGCTGAATGTCCGGCGTGAGAAGTCCTGGCACAAAACGACGGTGGGCGATGTGGTGAAAGACATTGCCGCACGGCACAGCCTTAAAGTTGCTATAGGAAATGATGTTGCTGCGATGGCGCTGGATCACCTGGACCAGACCAATGAAAGCGACGCCAGCTTTTTAATGAAGCTGGCGCGGCAGTATGGCGCGATTGCCTCAGTCAAGGACGGTAATCTGCTGTTTATCCGGCAGGGGCAGGGGAAAACAGCAAGTGGTAAACCGTTGCCGGTCATCACTATTACCCGTAAGGACGGAGACAGTCACCGGTTTAGCCTGGCTGACAGGGGAGCATATACGGGTGTTATCGCTCACTGGCTGCATACCAGGGAACCGGAAAAGAAAGAAACTGCAAAGGTGAAGCGCCGCCGGAGGACGACAAAACCCAAAGAGCCGGAAGCAAAGCAGGGGGATTACCTGGTCGGAACGGATGAGAACGTGCTGGTTCTGAACCGTACCTATGCGAACCGCAGTAATGCAGAACGGGCAGCAAAAATGAACTGGGAGCGGCTGCAGCGTGGTGTGGCGTCATTCTCTCTCCAGCTGGCAGAAGGCCGCGCGGATCTCTATACGGAAATGCCCGTTAAGGTTAGCGGCTTTAAACAGCCCATTGATGATGCGGAATGGACCATCACAACATTGATGCACACGGTGAGCCCGGATAGCGGGTTTACAACCAGTATCGAACTGGAAGTGAAGATTGATGATTTAGAAATGAGCTGATGAGGTTCACAAAATGGAAGTTATGTGTATCATTATGTGATTGAAATGTGCGGGGTGGGAGATAAATGTAATGATGAATTGTCCAAAGTGCGGCCACGCGGCGCATACACGGAGTAGCTTTCGGGTAACGGATCAGACAAAAGAGCGTTACTGTCAGTGCCAGAACATTAATTGCGGAACCACCTTCATCACTCATGAAACCGTAGTGCGTTACATCATGACACCTGGAGTCATTGATAATGCCCCGCCGCACCCCACTGCCGCCGGGCAGGGGCATATGAATTTCTGA